CTCCCACTCTTAGATACACCCTGCTTTTCTGTCAGGATTGCTCGCTGAGCGTATCACGCTCTGGGTGGTCTTCGATGACGAAACCCTGACCGGGCTGCCAAACAATCCGCTCCGTGCCGATGGAGTAATCCTCGATGAAGTTGCGTTTGAGTGCTTTCATCTGCTCCTCGGTCAACTGGGCGGTGGTGTAGGGGACGCCATTCTGTGTGTAGAACTGGACTAACTGGGTCTTGGGTTGCTCACTCATCCGTCTTCCCTCCTCCACACTGCGATCTGGTGGTTCAAGCTGGCCAGAGCTTCTGATACAGCTTCTGCGAACTGGTTTGGGTACAGGCCTCGAATGGGCTTGACATACACCTTGCCGATGATCTTGGTCTGGCAGGAGTCCCCATCAGGGTCATCCTTGAACTGGAAATGCCCATGCCGACACAGGTAGCCGATTTCAACGCGCTTTCTCATGATTCTACTTTCTCCCAATCTCCGGTTGTTCGTTCGATGTAGCCCGTCTTGGTCTCGTAGTGCTCGTAAAAATGCATTTCGAGTTCCTTAGTCAGCTGACCCTTGGCCGCTCCGATGGTCTGGTAGGGGCCGTGGTACCGGGTGTATGCCTCACCAGCCATCGTGCGTGTGATGACCAACCGGAAAGCTCCGGGGAAGTCGGTGATTGTGTCTCGGCTCATTCTGACTCCTTGGGGTGTAGTAATTCGATGACTCCGAGGTGACGCTGGCGGACTAAATACGAGAGCGCGTGCCTCAGCGCTTCAATCTGGTGCTTTTCCTTGACCTGCCCTCTTGGGGGATACAGGCCAGCTCGTTTCAGGACAGCATCGGTGATGAGCTTGTCCTTGCCCCGCTGCATCCTGCGCTGCCAGACAATGGGGATGTTCAGGGACTGCAGCCAGTGGATGATGGCCAGTGGGCTCTCGTAGTCGATGCCGTGGGAACCTTCCTCCAACTCGAAGGACTCAACTACCAGAACGTCGTACTCCATCAGGAGGGGCGCATAAGCATCCCACCACTTCCGAAAGCCTTGCAGCCCTCCAGAGATTATTCCGCTGTAGACGATCTTCTGGGTGTCTGCGTTGAACAGGGACACTCCCGACTTCAAACCAGGGTCAATTGCCAGTACGCGCATTGAGAGCCATTAGATAGTTGCCAATTGCGTGGTAAACCTTCAGCGCAGTCTCGGGGGTCATGACATCGGCGCAGCACTCCGAGTAGACGATTACGCCGTTCTTCTCATCGACTGCGATTGAGTAGTCGTTCCCGTTTTCGCCATCAAACTTGGTTTCTTCCAAGAAGACAACTGGCTCGGGCTTGGGAGGCTCAGGTTCTGGGCCGGGGGCTGTGTTCAGCTTCAAATCTTTCATTGCTGTGCTCCTGTAGGTAGTTGTGTGTGGATACCACTCTAAAGACCCTCGTGGGTGAGTGTCAATAGCTAGACGGCAGCCAGATTTTCCCCTGAACCCCAGTCTGCATCAAAGGGCACTAGGTCGCCATAGACGGCCTCCCCCGCTCGCTTCAGTTCCCTGACGATCATCGGTCCAACCAGCTCGGCCTCCTGCTTGGGGACAGAGGCGTAGATTGCGTCATGGATCGTGCCCATGAGGTGTGCCCCATAGGCCGGGAGGCAGGCGTCCACTTCCAGGGCCGCAGTCAGGCAGATGTCATTGGCCGTGGACTGGGAGGTGAAAGACAGCGCCGAGTTGATGACGGTCTGCCGGTTCTTCTTGGTGACAAGTTCGGACTGGAAGTGCCTGCCGAACTTGGTCACGATGGATTCCCCGTCAACAGCCCGTGCTGAGATTTCCTCGCGCCACATGGCGAACATGGACCCCGGACGGACAAAGGCGTTGACCAATCGCTGTGATTCGTAGATCGGAATCTTCAGCGCCTTAGCAGTGGCTGGTACTCCACGCCCGAAGGACACCCCGTACACAACACCCTTCATGGCTGCGCGCTTGTTGTTGTAGTAGTTGGTCCTCTCCTCTGTGGTTGTGTGCCCATTCACCTGTTCATGCAGATCGAACCAGTTCTCGGACGGGTACGCCTCAGTCAGCAGGAGGTCAAAGAAGTCCTGAGCACCGGGCTGGAACGCGGCGATCAGCCACTCATCCATCGACTCGCACGCCATGACGCGCAGCTCGGCCTGTGAGAGGTCAGCGCCCACGATCAGGTGGTTGTCCTGGTACGGCAGGACCATGCGCTTCAGCCGCTTGTCGCGGGGCAGGGTGAGCATGGATGCCCCCTGACCTCCCAGACGGCCTGTGGTGGACGCTGTGAGCTTGTAGCCGGGACGGACGATGCCGCTGGCATCTGCCTGATTCCGGTAGCCGTCAACGTAGGTGCCCAGCTGCTTGGTGTAATCCCGGCACACAAGAACCTGCTCCGCGAACTTGGATTCCTGAGTCTCCATCTCCTCACCCTCCACAAAGTCCACCAGCACCTGCTCAGCCGTGCCTTTGAGGTGAACCCCGTGGTCCGTGAACCACTTCTTGACCTGCAAAGGTGAGCGGGGATTGATAGCCATCTCGGCAATCTCGTTGAGCAGTTCCTCGGCCACACCCTTTTCGAGCGTGAGAATGCCGGACAGTTCCTCCAGGTACGGGATGTCCAGCCGGATGCCACGCTTCTCCACGCCCATGAACATCTTGGAGAGCTTCATGAGCAGTTCCAGAACGCGCTGTGCGTCGGGATCGTCAGCTAGATGTTCCTCCATGAGGACATCCCAGTGCCATGTGGCGTAGACATCGAAGGCGTTGTAGCGGTAGAGCAGTTCGCGCGGGATACGCTCATAGCCCGAGCCACCGGAGTAGGAGCGGGCATCGTGCCAGCTGCCATCCTCGAACTTCTCGTAGGTATCGTAGGTGGCCTTGCCGGTGTACTTCTTGGCCGGGGCATCCCAGTCCTCGAAGCCGAAGTATTTCTTGGTGACGTTCTTCAGGTCATGCTGGCCAGCGGCTGGGAACAGTGCGTAGTGTGCCAACTGCGTGTC